CAGCAAGTAATGCTTCAACATCTGCAAGTACAGCTACTACTCAAGCATCAAATGCAAGTACATCAGCAAGTAACGCAAGTACAAGTGAAACAAATGCTGGAACTTCTGAAACTAATGCTGGAACTTCCGCTTCTAATGCATCTACTTCTGCTTCCAATGCTAGTACATCTGAAACTAACGCAGCTACTTCTGCAAATGAAGCCGCAGCATCTGCTGATGCTTTTGATGATGTTTATTTAGGTTCTAAATCTTCTGATCCAACAACTGATAATGATGGTGATGCTTTAGCTGCTGGTATGCTTTATTATAATACTACTTCAACTATTATGCGTATTTATAGTGGTAGTGCATGGGAAAATGTTGCTGTAAGCACGAGTGGTTTTGCAACTATAGCTGGAGTAGAAACGCTTACAAACAAAACTTTAACTTCACCAAAAATAAATGAAGATGTAGCTGTAACTTCTACTGCAACAGAATTAAATTTATTAGATGGAGTTTCTGGATTAGTACAAGCAGACTTTACTAAACTTGCTGCAATAGATGCTACAGCAAATGAAATAGATACATTGGATGGATTAAGTAGAGGAAGTATTATTTATGGTAATGCTAGTGCTGCTACAGCAATTTTAACTAAAGGTACTGCTGCTCAAGTATTAACATCTGATGGTACAGATATATCTTGGAGTGATGCAGCATCAGGTGGAACAGATTGGCAATCATCAATTAAAACTTCTGCATTTACAGCAGTAGCTGGAGAAGGATATTGGATTAATACATCTGGTGGAGCATTTACTATAACACTTCCAAGTTCAGCTAGTGTTGGAGATGAAATTGAATTTGTTGATTATTTAAGAAGCTGGGGAACTAATGCAGTTACAATAAATATTAATGGACTTAAATTTCAAAGTGGAACTGTTAATCCAATTTATGATGTAAATGGTCAAGCAGTAAAAATAGTTTATTCAGGAGCAACTAATGGTTGGATTCCAACCTCAGATGAAGCTAGTGATTTAGAAGGTCTTACTATTTATGATGCAGAATATTTGGCTGTTGCTGGAGGAGGTTCTGGAGGTTCAAGAAATTCTGGTGGAGGAGGAGCTGGAGGTTTTTTAACTAATTTTGGTGGAACTGCAATTTCTTTGCAAGTTGGAACTACTTATACAGTAACTGTGGGTGCTGGTGGTTCACAACCCCCAACTGAAACTGTTGGAAATGATGGAGTAAATAGTGTTTTATCAGGAGCTGGAATAACAACAATTACTGCTATAGGTGGTGGTGGTGGTGGTAGAGGTAGTACTGTTGGTAGAGATGGAGGATCAGGTGGAGGATCAGGTTGTTTTAATATTTCTGCTTCTGGAAGTGGAACTGCCGATCAAGGTAATGATGGTGGGGTTGGAGATGGTAATAGATCACCATATGCCGCCGGTGGTGGCGGAGGTGCTTCAGCTGTTGGTGGAAATGGAACAAGTGGTGGCGGAGGTGCTGGTGGTGCTGGTCTTGCAAATTCAATAACAGGTTCTTCTGTAACAAGAGCTGGTGGAGGTGGTGGAAACGCATATAATAGTGGTGGTGCTGGAGGTGCTGGTGGTGGTGGTGCAGCTTCTACAATGACTGGAGATGGAAATGCTGCAACTGCCAATACTGGTGGTGGTGGTGGTGGAAATAGAGCAGCTGGCGATCAAGGTGGTGCTGGAGGAAGTGGAGTTGTTATTTTAAGAATGTTGACAACAGATTATTCTGGTACAACAACAGGTTCTCCAACTGTTTCAACAAATTCTGGAGATACAATATTAACATTTAATTCATCAGGGAGTTATACAGGATAATGGCACATTTTACAAAATTAGGAAAAGGAAATAAAGTTGAACAAGTAATTGTAGTATCTAATGATGTTGCTACAACAGAACAAGCTGGTATAGATTTTATAAATAATCTTTATGGAACAAATGATGTTTGGAAGAAAACATCTTATAATACTCAAAAAGGAGAACATAAATTAGGAGGTACTCCTTTTAGAAAAAATTATGCTGGTTTAGGTTATAAATATGATGAAAGCAGAGATGCTTTTATACCACCTCAAACTTTTCCATCTTGGACATTAAACGAAACTACTTGTTTATGGGAAGCACCAGTTGTTTATCCAGATGATGGTAATAAGTATAAATGGGACGAAACAACAACAAATTGGGTGTTGATATAATAAATAATTATTGATACATTTAAAAATAAATGAGTGGTGTGAAAAAATATTTTTATTTTACTGGACTTCCTAGATGTGGAAATACTTTATTATCTACAATCTTAAATCAAAATTCTAATATTTATGCAACTGGACATTCCTTTTTGCCTGACTTATTTTTTTCTATAAAAAATTCGGAACAAAATTCTGTTCGTTTTAAAAATTATCCTTGTGAAAATAATCTTAAAAATATCTATAAAAATATAATTCCAAATTATTATAAAGATAATAATTCTAAATATATTATTGAAAGAGGAGATTGGATAACTCCTTATAACTTTAATGTTATAAAAGAAAATGTACCTAATAAATTAAAAATAGTTATTTTAGTAAGAGATGTTTTAGAAATCATTAAATCTTTTCTTAAACTATGTAAAAATAATCCTAACTTTTTTATTAATAAAATGTATGAATCTTTAGATCATACAACTCTTTTTACTGATGAGATTGAAACAAAATGTGATTTAATTATGGATAAAGATCAATATGTAAACACAATGTTATTTTCCATATATCAATTAAAAAAGAATAAACAAATTAAAGATTTTTTGATTATAGATTATAATGATTTAGTAAAAAATTATAAAACTACTATAGATAAAATTTATGATTATTATGAAATACCAACCTTTAATCATAATTTTAATAATTTTAAAGATAAACTAATTTATAATGATTTGGTTTTAGGTGCAGATATGCACAAAGTTAGAACTGATAAAATTAAAAAATTAGATAATGATATTATTTTACCTCAAAATGTTATTAATAAATATAAACATTTAAACAGTATTTTATTTGATTAAATAGTAATTTAACAGAGTTGATATTATAATCAAAAATGATATAAAACTCTTGCAAGTGGGTATAATTTCCACACACCACATATTCACTTGCTTAACTATAGATTAATATTATGAAAAATTATCTTTATATATCTAATAATAAAATTAATATTAAAGCTACTGCGAGATAATTATGGCTAGAAAATCTAACTCCAACTTGGAAGATCACAATGGAATTAGATTATCAACCCATGAAAAAGTTTGTGCTGAAAGAATGAAAACTCTTTTTAAATCAATGGATGAAGTTAAAAAAGAAATTAAAGAATTAAGAACCGATATGAATAAAGGAAAAGGTGCAGTAAATGTACTTGTTTTTATGGCTGGTTTAATAGCTGCCATTATTGGTTTCTTTAAATGGAATGGCTAACAGAAAAACAAATATAGCTGGTTTAATAGCTGAATTAAAAGTACAGTTGCGTCTTGCTGACAATCCTAATATGATTGTATTCACACCTTTAGGTGGTAATGGTCCAGTAGATATAGTAACATTAGACCTTACAACTGGAGAATATCAAGGCTATGATGTTAAGTCTAAAAATTATAGAAAAAGAGATTACACTCATAAAGATGGTTATAAAAGACAAAGGATTGGTAGCCTTATACATAGAGCCACAACCCCAGAACAAAAAAAATTAAAAGTAAAAATTATATACGAATAAAATTTATGCTAATATTAATACTTTTAACTTCATTAAGTTCTTTTGAATTAAAACCTATAGAAGTTCCATCAGGAATGTCTTGTTCTCAACTATATGATAAGATTATATATTATGTAAAAAATCCAAACTATGAATCTGGTAATGGTCAAATTTGGATTCAAGGTTTTTATAATAAACAACCAGTAGGTGGGTATATTTGTGAATCTAAGTAAAAATTTTACCCTTGCAGAATTAAGCAAAAGCCAGATAGCTATTAGGTCTGGTTTAACTAATAATCCTAGCGAACAACAAATAGAAAATTTAAGATTACTTTGTGAAAGAGTTTTACAACCGGTTCGAGATCACTTCGGCAAAGTGGTTAGTGTTAGCTCTGGATTCCGGGATATTATTTTAAATAGACAATTAGGTAGTGGAGATAATTCACAGCATATACTTGGGATGGCGGCAGATATAGAAATATATTCTTTACCTAATAATGAACTATCTGATTGGATAAAAGAAAACCTTATGTTTGACCAGTTAATTTTAGAGCATTTTGATATAAATGAAGGTGTTAATAGTGGATGGGTTCATGTATCATATAATCCTACTATATCTTTAAATAGAAAAGAATATTTAATGGCGAAAAAAAAAGATGGTAAAACAGAATATAAACCTATATTAGGTTTATCAACAGACAGGTATGTAAAATGATATGGTTTAGTTTAGCAAAGATGGCTCTTAAAACAGGCACTCATATTTATCAAAACAAACAAAAGTCTAAACAATTAATGTCGGATGCAGCATTGTTGCACTCTGAAAAAATGGCAAATGGTGAACTGGAATATAAAGCGAAAGTTATTGAGAGTAATGATAATGGTTGGAAAGATGAATTTGTACTTATTCTTGTATCTCTTCCTATTTTGCTACTGGTCTGGAGTATTTTTTCTGACGATCCGGAGATTCGTATTAAACTAGATTTATTTTTTGAGTATTTTAAACAGCTTCCATATTGGTATCAAGCTATATTTATAGGAGTAGTTAGTGCTATCTATGGTTTAAAAGGTGCAGACATAATGCGTAAACCAAAATGAGTAAAGGTATAATGACAGCATCTGTTAGTCAGTACAGTAAGAAAACAAGTTTATTATCACAACAAACAGGAAAAAATGGCAAGAGTAAAGTTCAACGTAGCAGATCAACCGCACGAAAGAATACCAAAAAAAACCTCTATAGGTAGACGACCTAAACTATCTTCTATGAACAAGTCTAAAAAACTTCATAAAGGTAAGTCAAAAAATCGTGGACAGGGTAAGTAATATCTTATAATAGAAATCATAGGAGATATATATGATTGATAAAATTAAAGCTCAAGCTATGCACTACTGGACAGACCACAAAGAAGTGTCAATAGTTGTTATTACATTACTGGTTATTAGCATTATTTTATAAAAGTAAACCCATGGAGATAGAGAGGATGAACTATTACTTCACAGGTTTACTTATAGCAATGATGATATTGTTAGCTCTTTTTGGTGGACCTACACAATGACTAGAAAAACTAATACAATGTTAATAGGTTTATTGGGTACAATCCTTATGGGATTAGCTACTTGGACATTGGTCACACTCATAGAACTTCAGCTTTTAGTAACCATGATTCAACAAGACCTATTTAGTATTGATAAACAATTTGGCAGAGTTTATAGTTTCATAGATTCAGTTAGGTAAAAATAATGATTGATAGATTTTTTTATAAATTCTTTTCTTTAATAGATGACTTGTTTGAAAAAATTGAAGATGTTTGGACATTTGATGTTGGACAAGAGAACAAAAAAAAGAAAAAGAAATGAAGTTTATATTAGTAATAAGTCTATGTTCTTTTATAAATAATCAATGTTTACCACCTGCACAAATTCAAGGGGATTATAATTCTTGGAAAGAATGTACACTTGCAGCAATAGAAATATCTAAACAATTAATAATTGCACAAGAAGATACCTTTATTAATAACAATAAAGTAGCAACTAAATTTATGTGTGAAGAAATAAAGGAAATTTAATGAGAGATAATAAAGTTATAGAAAGTTATTTAAAAAAGCATTATAAAAAGATTCAAGAAATGATGCTATTTAAAAACCTTATTAAAGAAGTTGAGATAGGTGCTAATGGTACTAAAGGATATATTATTAAACAAGGTATTAACAAGGGTAAGGTTGCTAAATGATTAAAAATTTTAAAGACATAGTCATACTATTAATAACAAGTGGTGTATTAATACTTCTTGGTGTCATTATTGTAGGCGACTATTGGGTAGCATTAGAAGAAAATAGACCTGTTGATGAAAGTGTAATTACATTAATGAAAATGTCGGTTACAGGATTGATTGGAGTTATCGGTGGTTACATTGGTGGCAGTAAATGAAAAAAGAACATCAAAATCCAAAAGGTGGTTTAAATGCTAAAGGTAGAGCTTTCTTTAAAAGAACTGAAGGTTCTAATTTAAAAGCACCAGTTAAGTCTGGTACTAATCCAAGAAGAGTTAGCTTCGCTGCAAGATTTGGTGGTATGAAAGGTTCATTACTTAATAAGAATGGAGATCCAACAAGATTAAAACTTGCACTAAGAGCGTGGGGATTTGGTAGCAAAGAAGCTGCTAGAAAATTTGCAGCTAATAATAAAAAGTCTTAATGAAAACAATAGTATTATTTATTTATCATTGGTCTACCAAGTTAAGCTCTTGGTCATGGCAAAAATTATATAGCAATAGGAAGTCTGGACTTGGCTACAAAAAGTAAAACTTGGGTACGATCTAAAGAACAAATCATTATTTGTGGTAAGTGCGAGATATGCAATAAAGAATTAACCTCTGTTATGGGGGGTTGGATAGTTAATGCAAAGAAAAAAAGGTTTTGCCATAATGGTATAGATGAGTTATGCTTCGACCAATACATTAATAATAGGAAAAACAATGCCAGGTTATCATACTAAAAAAGATGGAACAAAAGCCAAGAAGGGTTTGTACTATAACATGAATAAGAAAAAAGCTGCTGGTACTTCAAACAGCAAAGCTAAATCTACTGTTAGTGCTAAGTCTTACAAGTCTATGCTAAGTGGTTTTAAGAAGTAGTTTTTTATTCTTTCTTTCTAACTGTCTAACATAGGACCTAAGATCATCTATGGTATGCTCTTGATCTTCTATCTTTAATCTATATCTTAGATTCCAATTAACTCCTACAACACCTCTTTTAACTCTTGAAACTCTTGCCATATAGTTTGCTCCTTTGACCAATATCTTTTTTTGTTAGCTTTCATTTTTATTGAATGTAATACTGTGGTGTGGTCCTGCTTAAAATGTCTACCAATGTTTGATAAATTCATTTTATATTTTTCTGATAATAAATTGTGAATAATGTTTCTAGCTCTAACAATATCTAAAGTTTTCTTCTTGCTTAACAATTCTGATTTAGATAATTCATATCGCTTACACATATAATCAACAATGTTATCTATGGTTGATTTTTGTGGAGATGAAAAAGAATAACCAACAATCTTTACCAAGTCATAACCATTTTCTTTTAAATGTTTTTTGGCTAACTTATAACCATTAACAAATGCGTTCCTGTATATTTTTTCTTCTCTTATATTTAAATCTGCGTACTGTCCTGCCTTCATAGCAAGTCTAATCTCATTAAGATTTTTATTTTTAGTCATAGAATCCCCTCACAGTTCCTTTGTTTTTTTTAACCCTTAAACCAATGACTATCTAGCTGTCATTAATTCTTCTTGCGTCTTTTCTATTTTCCAAAACAATTCATAAGAATCTTTTTGATACTTATTTGCTTTGTACTTGGCTTCCAGATACTTCTTGTGTTTCTTCTCTTGAAGATCCTTTAGCTTCTGTAGACGCATTTTGATGTTTTCCATCATGCTCCTTTTTTACTGTTGTAAAATCAAGTTTAACATTCTCAATTTTTACTTCTACAAACTCTCCTTCATTGGATATGTTTGCAGCCTTTTCTACTGAATCAAAATCTTCAATTAGTGTAAAACTACACTCTCCGTTTTTAATTCTTCTATATTTTGTCATACTTTATCCTTTTTGGCAAACTCTTTTTTGTGTATCTCTTTAGTCATCTTGTTATATATGCTTAAATCTGTATAGTTATCCGCCTTAAAATTCTTGGTTGATCTATAAAGTTTTAGTCCCATCATTAATTGACCTACTTGGTGTGGCTTAATTCTTTTTCTTAAATTACCAGCTAAGATGATAGTAAACATTTCTGCCAACATAATAAAGTTTTCTTGATAATTGCCATAATCTTTTTGACGTTCATCAACAATCTTCTTTTCAATTTCTTGATCTATCTCTGTTATTTTTTTATCCATATTTTTTTTAGTGTCCTGGAGAGGAAAACTACCGAAAGGGAACTAAGAAAGAAAAAACCCCTCCAAGACTATATAAATTTTAATTACTTAAAACTTATACTCTGATTTGTTAGCAGAAATAGGAGCTTTTGGAAACCCTTTATTTTCTGTTGATTGTGGAACTCCACTAGAACTATTAGGAGTTAATTTAAATGTAATTCCCCCTGTTAATTCTCCATTATCAGCTTTGGTATTCCAACCTGCTTGATTATGCCAACTGTCTCCTATCTTAACACCTATGGTCCACTTCTTACCTTCTGGTGCGTTAGGATTTGCAGGTGCAACCCAATCTGGTTGGTTGTCTGCTGTCTTGTTTGGATTAGGTATTACATTAATCCATATTACTTCATCACTCATGTGATCTCCTTTTGTTGTCGTCAACTATTGTTGACCATTATTATTTAACTTAATGCTATGAGTTTCAGCAATATCTGAAACTTGTCTATAAGCTCTCAAGTTATTTTTAATTAGATATTGAATCTGATCTTTGTATTTAACTCTAACCAAATTGAATTGTTCAATGGTCTTAGTATTTTTGATCTGACCCTTTATCTCTTCCACATCTACATTATCATCTGCATACTGTGGGTTGGCTTCAACAGATTTCTCTGTAGAATTTTTTTTAAATGGTGTTGCGTTATATCCATCTTCTAAATCTAATCCTGTCTTTAAATTTAGTGCATTAAGAAACGCATACTTTCTAGCATATGACATGGCTTGACCAGTACCAAATTTATCGAGACCCCCCATTGCAGTACACCCATCAATCATTACAAAATTATCTGGTGCATCAACGTCATGTATCTTCATGGTACAAGTTACAATTACACACTTGTCATTAACATCTGTTACATAACTGCAAGTAGGATATAACCCATTGCCAAGCAACGCTTCCATTGATACTCGCAAAACGTCATCATGTAAAAGAGGATTGAAGTGCATACCCTTTACCTTAGTTGCTTTCTTTACTGATCCTGCTGTATTACAGGCATTGTGTAGTTTCTTATATATGTTGTTCATATTTTTATTCCCCATAGTTTATTGATTAATTGTTCTTGTTCTTTAGTTAAATCTTTATAGTAAAAAAAATGATCCATGTCTGGTGGTTCACACATCAAAGCTAACTTCTCTATGCTACCCTC